TTGTAGCAGAACAGCGTAATCGTTTTCTGTTATCGCTCTTTCTTGAATTTGTATTGTCTTTGGAGCAAAAAATCTAATGGACTCAATACTTTCTCTGTCCGCACCGCCCTGTGATGTAGAAACAAGAGATAAATTGCTTCCATACCCATTGATTGAATCTAGTAAGCTAATGTCATTAATACCATTGGCTTCAGCGCCAGATGCTCTGCGATAAATGATGCGTATGACATTACCATTTGTTGGGTTTGATCCAATTACGTTTTGACCGAAAATTATTTCATATTTATTACCCGTATACGGTTGAATGAAAAAAACTGTATCATCAGATTCAATGTCATAAACACTAGTTTTTAGTCTATATTCAATCTCAGACGTTGATTGTTCATTTTCTGATATGAAGACGCGAAGACTTGTCGTGTCAACGTCATCATTGCTTACGATAAATCTTTGTTCGCTTGTGCCGTCCACTCTGAAAAACTCTTCAACATACTCACCTTCATATACATCAATACCTGAGCCAAGATAACGACCATTGACTGGGCGAATTACATGAGGTACTGGGTTAGTAAAGTTGAAGTTTCTTGTACCGCATCTCGCAATGAAGTTTGCTCTTGCTGGGATAACGATTGAACTTGGGTTGTCATTTGGAAAGAACTCTATGTCAACAGCCGCCTGAGACGATCTCACGGAACGCGGTGTATAGTTCAACTCTTTCGCATGTGATGCTAGACTGTCGCGAAGCTGTGCGCTATCAAGGAACATCTCCGAGATGGCCATGTTCGTGTAGAAGTTATTCTGAAAGGTGTTGTATGCAAGAATGTCCAGAAGAACATTCATGTTTGACCCTTCAAAGTCATAATCTTTGAACTGATCCTGACCCTTCAGATAATTCTTCAGATTATCTTTTACGTTGGCAAAATCAAGATTTGTGAAAGGTTGTGTTGCCATCTTATCTTATCCTATCTAGAATGACTTCTAATGTTACTGGCTCTATGCTATTTATAACATTAAATACAATAGTTGCTGTAACGGCATTTGATTTATAGTCGGCAAATACATCAACAGAAATAAGATTGCATCTAGGTTCATAAGATGTAATAGTTTCCCTTATGTTTTCCTGAATGTCTTGAAGCGTATCACGACCTATGTTTTCAAATAAAGACCCTATCAAATCAGAACCAATAAATGGTTGAAATAGTCTTTCTCCTCTGTTTGTGAAGATCAAGTTTCTAATAGATTCTTTTACAGCTTCTTCGTTAGTCTTTCTAGAAAGATCATTACTAACTGGATTGATTACCATGTCTCTACCGAAATCCGAATAGAGTATTTGCTTTTTAGTAATAGGTGTTACAGCCATTTGTACCTTCTTTTAGATTATTTATACTATCTTATTAGAACTTTGCCAGTGCGCGTTGATGCTATGTCAGAAAATGCTAATCTGTTGCTGTCTGTGTTTGAACGAAGTAAAGTGGTTGGTAAATCACCAGTATCTCTTGGTTTAGGTGAAGACGGAGAATCAGTGCGTTTGCTATGTCTATTCCAAGCGTCTCTGGCAAGAGGGCCTAGTTTACTATTACCATTCCCCTTTCCATCTTTATCTTCCCAGTTGTCAGTTCTAACACCGCCTAAATCAATGTGAAAAAAACCATTAGCTTGATAGTTTGCTATTGAAATGAATCCCTCATCGCTACACGCCTCAATGAATGCTGCGTGTCCTTTATCACCTTTCATGCTAGACTTAACAACATCAAGAGCACCAGCATTACCTATGATGTGTCTGGAACTTAGACTTTTACTCCCCAAATAATACTTTTGATAGAAGAAACTTCTAGCAGCGGCGTTTATTAAGAAAGGCCCGTCTACTAAACCAGCTTCACTAAGTCTTTCGTGAACTCTTTTTATCTTTATCCAGAGTTGAGGAACCGCGTCTCTAAACCCAGAGTCTAAGCCTGTTTCTGGATCATGAAAGTTGTGATTTGCATTGAACTCAGGTTTAGGATCTTTTTTCTGTAAGTCCTTAGAATTTTTACCCATTTCATATACACCTGGCCCAAATGTAAACACTCCAGATAAACCATCCTTAGTTATTTGATCAACTATTCTTTGCTCTTCTGGTGTATAGTCGGGTGGAACATACGTAGGTAGTACTCTAGAACCAGGCACAGTTTTATTGTTGTTACTGTTTTCAATAGCCTTTTTCTTATTCGCTTCTCTCTCTTCAACAGTCATTCTAAGGCCACCAACAGAAAGAACTAAATTTCTCACATCTGCGGAATACCCCTTCATGATGTCAAAGTTTTGCGTTAGGTTAGACGCAAGATTTTTGAACGCATCAACTGGTCCTCTCAGAATGTTTTCAATCAAACTGGCAAGCCCACACCCCTTCAATAACAGAAAGTTTAATACACTAGGTAGTAGATCCTCAAACTGTTGGATGTTCAGAGTAAAGAAGTCTTTAGCTTTTTCTTTGATCTTATCAATGTTATCTTTTGAGAAAAACTTAGTCAACTCAT